CTGAGTTGATCCCCAACATGGTGGAACTCAATAACGATCGCAACAACACTGCTTTTGTTATTGGCGATACTCCGTTGAGATTGGCTCCTGATGCCACAGCGGTACAGGCCTGGGCCACTAACAATTCTGGAGTCGGCTTTAGCACAGGCGATGGATTAGTAACAGCTGATCCTTATCTTGGTGTGTTCTATCCCAGCTGCCAAACCACAGATCTCAGCGGTAGTTTGGTTGTTCAACCGCCCAGCCACATGATGTTGAGAACAGTGTTACGCTCAGACGAAGTGTCTTTTCCATGGCTAGCACCAGCTGGAACACGTCGCGGTGTCGTTGACAATGCGTTGCGCATTGGTTATGTGAACGCTACCACAGGTGAATTTATAACACTGGGAGTTAACCAAGGCTTGAGAGACGTTCTATATGAACTTGACATCAACCCAATTACATTTGTTCCTGGTGTGGGTATCACAAACTTTGGCAACAAAACTGTGACCTCTATTGCATCTGTGCTGGATCGAATCAACGTAGCTCGATTGGTTGCTTATATTCGCAACAGATTGCAAGACATTGGCAAGTCGTTCTTGTTTGAACCCAACGATCAGATCACTCGAAATCAAATCAGCAGTGCCATTAACTCACTGATGATTGACCTGCTCAACAAGCGCGGTATCTACGATTATCTTGTGATTTGCGACTTGACCAACAACACACCTGCACGTATTGACCGCAATGAGTTGTGGGTTGATATTGCAATCGAGCCAGTGAAAGCAGTTGAATTCATCTACATTCCTCTGCGCTTGAAGAACACCGGTGAAATTGCCAGCGGCATCAGCACCGTAGCTACCAGTGCATAAAGTATTGGTAAACAGTTTGAAAAATAGGGTCCTCGCAGACCCTATTTTTTTCTTGACCAAAACAGTATAAATAAACACATACAGGAGATATAACATGGCAGTAGCATCATTAACAAAAATGACAGTGCCTTTGGCAAGCGACCAGAGTCAAACAACTCAGGGCTTGTTGATGCCAAAACTGAAGTATAGATTCAGAGTAACATTTGAAGGATTTGGCGTTACAAACAGTGCTTCGCCTACCACAGAACTAACCAAACAGGTCATGGACTTTACTCGTCCCACAGTGACGTTTGAGCCTATTGACATTCCAATCTACAACTCCACTATCAAACTGGCTGGCAAGCACAGCTGGGGCGATGTTACTTGCAACGTTCGAGATGACGCCAGTGGACAGATCACCAGACTGGTTGGCGAACAACTGCAGAAGCAATTGGACTTTGCTGAACAAGCATCAGCAGCGGCTGGTATCGATTACAAGTTCACAACCACTCTGCAGGTTCTCGACGGTGGCAATGGAACAGTCGAGCCAGTGGTGTTGGAGCAGTGGGAAATGTATGGTTGCTACTTGAGCGAAGTCAACTACGGTGACATGAACTACGGAACCAGTGAACCGGTAACAGTGGCCATGACCATTAGATACGACAATGCAATGCAGATCAATGCAGCCAGCGGACAAGCTGACGGTGTTGGTGCTGATATTGGCACAAGACCTCGTGGATCAGTAGCAACTGGACCAACCACGGTGGTCTAATAGGTCTTATCCATGGCATTTGGACAAGATTATATTTTAAAAGGTTTTACCGGCATCGAAGGTGTAAAAGATTACACACACGCCGCTAAAACCTTTTTGTCTAATGGATACCAGTTTGCGCCTCGGCACAAATATCTCTTCCATGTGTATTTTACCATCAACACTGCTTTTGTGCCTGCACTGAGATCTGCATTTGGTGACAACGAAGAAATTGCTACCATTGGCCTCATGGTAAAAAATGTTCAGCTGCCCAACTATAATATTTCAGTGGAAACCATGAATCAATACAATCGCAAGAGATTGGTTCAAACAAAAATTGATTATCAACCAGTTCAATTTGAATTTCATGACGACGGCGGCGACTTGATTCGAGACTTTTGGTATAGTTATTATTCATACTACTACAAAGATCCCAGTCAGAAGTATGATAATCTAACCAATACCAATGGTAGTTTGGGTCCTTTGATTGGCAGTCCCAATGCTTTCAGCTACAACGACAGAGACATATACAACAACGATAGAACTGTCAACGACTGGGGCTATATTGGAGAAAGTTACAACGATGGCGGCGACACATTTTCTATCAGTAGAACAGGCAAGCCACCGTTTTTTAGAGATATCAGAATCTATGGATTCAATCAGCACAAGTGGGCCAGTTACATTTTGATCAATCCATTGATCACTGAATGGCAACACGATACCTATGACTATGCTCAAAGCAATGGCACCATGGCTAACAGAATGACCATACGTTACGAAACTGTAAAGTATGGAACTGGTGCCATTGGAGATGTGAGACCAGATACCAACGCAGTGGGATTTGCTGATCCCAGCTACTACGATACCATTCGCAGTGGAATCACAAGACCGGGAACCAATGCAACTGTGTTGGGACAAGGCGGACTTGTTGACACTGGAATTGGTATTGCTGAAGACTTGGCATCAGGCGGCGTGGCTGGATATGTTGGTGCAGCACAAAAAGCACTGGCTGCTTACAACACCTACAAAGACAAAAATCTTGCCAGCATTGCCAATCGAGAAGTTAGACAAAGTGCCTCGGCCATTGCCAGGGGTGCGTTACCTGCTGTTCAGCGTGCTGTGATTGGAACACCGGGAACTCGTGGAATTCCTGGCACAGGCCAGCGAGGAATATTGGACGGAATTTTCTTCCCAACACCGTCTCAATCCACTGTGCCTGGTCCTGCACCTGCCACCACACCAAGAGATTTGGCCAATCAAATTGCAGCTCGTGGCACTGTGAGGTAAATTGTGTCTACTATCAACACAATCAATGACAAAATTGATCAAACAGTAAGAATCTACGACGAATTCTATAACTATTCTGAAGATGTTCCTGCTGCTGAATATGATCTTGTGAACAGTTATTTCAAAAGTGTGTTTGACACTGTTGAACAAGCCGACGCCTTTACAGTGTCTATTTTTAGAGTGGCACAAGAAAGCGGCGACAGTGCATTGACTATTGTGCAGCAGCTACAAGGCACCAGTGGCCCGCAACTTACTATTAGCTTGTGTTATTATCTCAACAGTGTGAGAAGCAGAGCCACGCTGTTGGGTGTTTTGCAACCTGCTGCTCCTAATTTTTGGACTGCTAGAAACGTGAGACAGTGATGGCCAAGTGGGCTCAGGGTTCTTACACAATTCAAAATCCTCAAAAGTATGTTGGCAAAGGACAACCCAGATACAGATCTGGCTGGGAACAAGCATTCATGCGGTTCTGCGATACCAACGAACATGTGCTGCAATGGGCCAGCGAAAGCATAAATGTTCCGTATAGACACCCACTCACAGGCAAACAAACCATTTATGTGCCTGACTTTTTGGTTGTGTATCGAGACAAAAATAATTCGGTTAAGGCCGAAGTGATTGAAATCAAACCTGCTGGACAAAGCATGATCACAGAAAAGCAAAAGCCACAAGAACGAGCTGTGGTTGCAGTGAATCACGCCAAATGGTCGGCCGCCAACATTTGGTGCCAACGTCAAGGACTGACATTCAGGGTAATAACCGAAAACGACATGTTTACTAACGGTCGTGCTTAGATCCATAAATATGGCATGACCAGAAAATTAGAGCAGCTTTTCGATTTACCTGTTACTGAACCCGAATCAGATTCAGAGCCCGCCATCAACGAAACTCGCAGTGCACTGGTGGCCATTGACGAAACCATTGACAAAATTGACGCTGCACTGCCTGCAGTGCGTGACCTGGATGCGTCAGACAATGAAATGGACGAACTGGCCAGCAAGGCAACCAAAACATTTGATGAACTCATGGATCTTGGCATGAATGTGGACAGTCGTTTTGCCAGCGAGATATTTGCAGTGGCAGGCACCATGCTGGGACATGCACTCACAGCAAAAACAGCCAAAATGAACAAAAAGATCAAGATGATTGAACTTCAAATGAAGAAACTAAAACTTGATCAAGACAAAGGTGACGATGGCAGTCCAGCTGAAACAGCACAAGGGCAAGTGCTGAATCGCAACGATTTGCTGGAACGCCTGCTGGCCACTAGAACTCAAAACAATAAATCCTCATAAATATCGTATAGGAAACTGACATGAAACACTTCAGAGATTATTTGATTGAAAGCGAAAGAACCTACTCTTATCGCATCAAATTTGCCGGTGATGTGCCCAGCGAATTTTTAAAAGCATTCAAGACCAAACTTGATCAATTTGATCCAGTCAAGGTCGGCGATGTCAAAAGCACTCCGATACAGGCACGCACCCCCGACTTTCCAGCATTCAGCAATGAACGTATTTCCACTGTGGACGTAGAGTTTCGCTATCCTGCCATAGATGCACAAATCAGACAGATTGCACAATTGCTGGGCATGGATCCCAATCGTGTGTTGATGCAGACTCCCAACTACAGCGAAAACAATCAAGAAGAACGCACCGACATCGAAGATCAAAACAAAGATCTCATAGACGACACTGATTATCCTGCTCCTGATGCCAAGCAAAAAGCATTGAGCAAAGATTATGCCACTGGTCCATACGATCATGCAGTTCTCAAGAACGCCTATCGTTCAAACTTTACCATTGCTGGCGAAAAAACCAAACCAGCAGAAACAACAAATGATTTGCCACAGGGCGACAAGAGCCCAATGAGCACAGTCAAGCGTCCGCCCAAGCCAGCTACTGGCCGTAACCCAAGAGGATAATTAAAATGACATTTTTTTACGACCTGACCAAAAAACTGGATGATATTCGCGAGAAGCCGGAAACAACACACAAACAACTCAATGAACGTGACGAAGGCAAGCCAGGTAAAAACTTTGAAAAGATTGCCAAAGATGCAGCCGAGCGTTATGGCAGCATGGCCGCAGGCGAGCGTGTGGCTGGCGCAGTGCGTAACAAACTTAAGGCACAAGGCAAGCTAGAAGAAACCATGACCGACGACAAAACAGCAGCTCAACAAGCTTTGCAAGCATTGGGTCAAGGCAACAATCAAGACATGATCAAGGATCTACAGCGCAGAGCTGGAGTTCCACAAACTGGAAAAGTTCAGCCAGGACAACAACCCATGTCTGAAGATGATGTAGAAGAAGGCAACAAGTTTACTGGTAACCTAATGAAAGCTCGTGCTGCTGGCAAAAAACAAGCTGATTTGGACGGCGACGGTGACATGGAACCAGTGCGCGAAGCAGCCAAGCCAGACTATATCGATCTTGACAACGACGGTAACAAAAAAGAGACGATGAGGCAAGCCGCTGCTGACAAGAAAAAACACAAACATGATGTTGAAGAAGGCATTGTAGATTGGGCCAAAGAAAAATATCATGACTATCAAACTGGTAGACAATGGAGTAAATTTGACAAGGCTCAACGTAAAGGTGATGCCGCAGGCATGCAAGCCGCACAAGATGCCGCAGCCGCACACAGAGATCAACTACAAGCAACACGTTTGAAAAGAACAGGTAGCACTCTAGCAAAGAACAGTGATTATGGCATGGACCGAGACAGAGCAAACATTGCTGCATTGCAGAAAAAAGGCTTGGTTCCTCAAAATTATGGTCGTGTAGCCGAAGGCGAACTGGCCGAAGGTTGGGACGACATGCTCAAAGCTGCCGACGAGCGTAGACGTGAAGGCATGCGATCCGGAGAAAAAACTCAAGGCCACAAAGGTGAAATTGAAAAAACAGCCACTGGAATCAAGCACACTCGCAGATACGATACCAAAACTGGCGAAACAGACTCAGATGATGATGAGAAGCCCGCAGGCGAAAAGCGAGGCCGTGGCCGTCCCAAGAAAACTGACCGAGCACCCGAGCGTGTAACTGCCAAAGCCTACAAGCACAAAGGCGGTCGAAAGATGAGCAAAGAAGATATTGAAGAAGCCATTGCTGCTCTTGAAGAAGCAGGTTATTCAGTAGAAGAGCGCAAACTTACCAAGCCCGAAATGAAAAAGCGCGAAGAAGTTGTAAAGTCCATGAAGAAAAACAAAGGCGACTTTGAACAGCGTTACGGCGAGCGCGGCGAAGAAGTGATGTATGCCACTGCTACCAAAATGGCAAAGAAAAAAGCCGAAGAAGTCGAAGAAACCACTGTGGCAGGTAGCGTGGCTCCTTCTGCTGCTGCTCCAAAAAGCAAAGGCAAAGGTGGAATGACATTCGGCAAAGGCATCTATGATTCCATGAATCGCGAAGTAGAAAGCATGATTGCCGAGTCAATGAATGTGTCTGTGAACATGAGCATGGACGAAACTGGCACACCTCGTAAAAACATCACTATCAGTGCTCAAGGCGAAGCCGCAGAACAACTGGCACAGTTGTTGAATTTGGCTGGTATGTCTGCACATAGCCATGAAGAAACATGCCCTACCTGTGGATCAGCTGATTGTGGTTACCAAGAACTAGATGAAAATCAACCTGATTGGCCTACCGATCAAGAAACAATCGGCGACGATGATCCTTTAATGCGTCGTTATGCGGGCGGACTCAACGGTCCCAAATCAACTGGTCAATCAGACGGTGCTCCACCAAACCTTCAGACACAACGTCAAGGCGTTATGGACGAAG